TCAAAATAACCTCTATGCTCATAATCTACCGCTAACTAATATTTCAGCACTAAAGCGCGCCACTGGCTTTATATTATCTTTCGACTCATCGCGCTTTCTTTTTTTGCTTCTTCTTTTTGCTTTAGACTCTAAAGCCATGTTATCTATTCTAAGATCAAAAATATCAGAATTGAGAAAAACAATATAATCATCAGGATCTTTTCCATAGTGCATCTTCCAAGCTATTCTATGTAAAAGATACTTGAAACCATCAATACCAATCCTAAGCCCCCTCCTGTCGTCTATATGTCCAGCAAAAGAACCTTTCTTCCCCTTTCCCGTGGATATCTTTCTTAAGACCTTTCCAGACACGGGATCATACGAGAAAAGCTCTTCTAGCCTACTCAGTTTTGGCAGCTTTTTGAAATTTGGTAATTTATCAGACATACAAAAACCTCTTTAGTTGGGCAACCCCAATCCGGTCGAAATGCCGCAAGCAGGCGGGATCAAGGAAGATCAAGAAACGGCAACAGAAAAGAATTACCCAACCAAAAAGGATTCTATTTTGCCACCTACTTTTTATTTACTCTTTCGACAGAGCGGGCAAGAAAATAACTCAACCAGACCAGCAAGTCAACAAGAGAAGTAATGAGTAAAATGTAATTTCACATTGGCATCATTGTTTAAAAAAAACAACTATAAAAACCCGTCCCTGTAATCACCGCTACCCCCTCTATAGAGAGGGGGTAGTAGCGATGACTTCAGGGTTCGTAATCACCGATAATTATGAAGTCATCGATTTGGGGTCTGAAGTCATCGATTTGGGGTCTGAAGTCATCGATTTGGGGTCTGAAGTCACTTTTTAGCACTAAAGTCCGATGATTTGGAGCGATGCGCCATCACAGTAAAAACTGAAATTGAGTTTCGTAATCACCGTTACGAAACGATGACTTCATGTGACAAAAATTGTCACTTTTGATCATTTATTAATCGTTTTGATTAAATATTAGCCTGTTTTCAGGCTCTTTTTTGCTGGAGTCATCGCAAAAGTGCTGAAGTCACTTTTTAGCACTAAAGTCCGATGATTTGGAGCGATGTGCTATCACAAAACAGCCTTATTTTGATTAACTTTTCAACGTTTTGAAGGGAAAAGCTACTTTTTAGCTGTTTTTAGTAGTAGCTGAAGTCATCGGTTAGTAAATTTAGATTATTTAGACTGTTTGGCTAGATTTATCTGTGTGATTATTTCTTGATCTATTATTCTCCAATATCGCTTTTTCGGTTGCGTCACTATTCCAGAGCTGGATAGCATGCCAAACATCTTAGTGCCGCGCGGACTGGTCATATTTCGAGCCACACTAGCGCTACCGGCATAACCTTCGGCTACCAAATAATCAATAATAGCGCCACTCTGCATTACATAACCGTTTATTAAACCATCATCTCCGCGCTCTGGCTCGGCAATTTCAAGCGCTGCATCTAGCAAAATTTGGCTATACTCAACCAGCTTTTTATCCTTCGTTTTTCGCTCTCTCTTATTCTGATTTCCGGCAACATTTAAAATAGAGCTTGATACCACCTCACCATCCTCATCAAAAAAGAAGGGTATTTCAACGCTCTCAAACTCCATCAAAACCGGCTCCACAGATTTACCTAACTCTTTGTTTTTACGCTGTATTAGCTCTATTTGACCGTCACCAATCGGCTTAATGCTGATCTCTCCATCCATCGCAGCTTTCCAGCTAGTCGAACCTCTCGCCCTATGCTGTGTTTCTAAACTGTTGCCAGTATGGTGCACTAAAATAACAGTGCAATCATAATCATTTTTGAGCTTATCACAAGCGGCTATCATAGTAGCTGCATCTTTTGAGCTGTTCTCGTCACCCTCCAAGAATCTATGGAGCGTATCGACTACTATTAAATCTGGACTAATACCACTTTTATCTAAACTCTCTACTACTTCAGAATAGCCGGTTGTCGTGTTTAAACCACACCCTCGATCTGATATCCATAAATTACTATCAACCTCCTCTTTTTTAAATTTGGTTTCCCACGCCTCCGCACGTATAGATAAACCTTCATTACCTTCACCAGCTAAATAAACCACATTTCCATTTTTAACCGTGTTACCTGCCCAATCATCAAAACCAGGTGTCGAAAGCCTCATACATAAATCTAAAACCGCGTAACTTTTACCCGCTCCGCTCGGTCCGTGAATCATAACAAGCGCTTTTCTCTGCAACCAATTTTTAACCAGCCACCTTATCGGCTTTCTATTCTTTTTAAGATCTTTTAGCGATGTCAAACCCATTGGGTTTCTGGGTTGCCCAACACCATCTAACAGGCCTTTTAAATCTTTACCAGCACAATAATAGTCGTTAGCATCCATCCCCTCGATTGGAATTAAAATGGAATCAATTTCTTCAACGTTAAGCGCGTCAATCATTCTTAATCCGGCTTTATCATTATCAGCAACATTAATAATCTTCAAATCTTTAAAATTGTGTTTTATTATACGGGTTGCATTTATTAAATTATCAGCATTAAATGCGACAAAACACGCTTTTTTAGTCTGCTCGTAAATTGTCGCGGCTGTCGCGTAGCCCTCAGCTATATAACATAAATCAGAATTAGACGGGTCACCGACACAATGAATCTTATTTTGCTGGCTACCTAAAAATCTTTTTTCTGAATTGCTATCAATATACTGTAATCCCGCTAATTTTAAATTAGTATCAAACATAGGAATCACTAATCGGCCATCACCGACGGTCAATCTGCAATCATGCGCCTCTATTCTTTTTTTCGTTAGATAGCTATGCTCTTTAGCCTCTTCGCATGACTCCCATATTTTATCCGCGCTCTTTCTTGCTATTTCATCCTGTCGCGCTTTCAACGCTGCTTTCTCCCCTTCTAGCACCGCTCTTTTTATTTCAATTTCTGCTATCTGCTCGTGTGTTAAATTTTTACCGGTATCCTCTTTAAAATTGAAGGTGAAATCACGTTTCCAGCACCCGAATGAACCGTGAACACAATCAGCATCACGACTAAATATATACCAGCCGTTTTTCTTACCCTTTTTAGTATCACTATTAAAGCGATGTATTTTACTATCAATAACTATTTCATGTTGGGCTGGGTGATTGTCTAAAGGTGAATCTAAAAATAGGTTGTGTATCTGCTCTTCAGCACTCTTTTTAATTTCAACAACTTCTTTAACTAATCGTATTGGTGTTTCTAGTTTTGCCATGCTACAATATCCCTGTTGTTTGCCTAAGTGATGATCTCAGCCGTTCCCCTCGAACGGCTTTTTTTTGCTCGCAATTTACCCATTATTTAAAAAGTAGTTCACCAGTTTGTTAGTGCTATTACCTCCTAACATTTTTCGTCCAGCTAAAAAATTATACAGTGTTTGAGCGCTTAATTCTGCACCTTTTGCCACTTCGCTTATATTTCGATCTGAAAGCTTGCGTTTGATCAATTCAGAATCAATCTTAACTTTTTTACACATTTCCATAACGCTCCATTTAATTAATATAAAAAAAATATAATTTATATTTGACAGTTTGGCAAATTAAAATAATACTAATTTACAAGTTAAACAAAACGTTTTAAAAAAGGAGCATCATTAAATATGGCAATACAAATACATTCAACCTCTGACACGCAAAACAAAAAAGTAAATCTTTTGGGTTATGGTGAGTCGGGAGCAGGTAAAACAACGGGCATAGCAACACTACCCAGCCCAATTATTCTAAGCGCTGAAGGCGGTCTATTATCTATTAGTGACTATCAGCTACCTTACATTGAAATTAAAAGTATGACAGATTTAATAGAGGCCTATGAGTGGCTGACAAAATCGCAAGAGTCAGCTCAATTTGAAAGCGTGGCTATTGATTCAATATCGGAAATTGGAGAGGTTGTTTTATCAGCAGAGAAAAAGGAGTCAAAAGACCCACGACAAGCATATGGAGAAATGCAGGATCAGGTATCTAGCATTATTCGTAACTTCCGCGATATTCCAGGCAAGCACGTCTATATGACAGCCAAGCTTGAGAAAGCAAAAGACGAACAAGGCCGGTTACTATATTACCCCTCCATGCCTGGGAACAAATCAAGCCAAGGTTTACCCTACTTCTTTGATGAAGTTTTAGCCTTTCGAGTTGAGAAAAACGAAAATAGCGTTAACAGAATGCTATTAACTGAAAGTGACGGATTGTGGACCGCTAAAGATAGAAGCGGAAAGTTAAACACATGGGAGCCGCCGCATTTGGGTAATATCATTAACAAGATACAAGGGGTAAATCAATGATAGACAAAGACAAAATAAAGGCACTATCTGCAAGATGGCTAGATCAAAAAGCAGTTGAAAAGCTCGCAAAAGATGAGCGGGTATTAATCGAAAAAGAGCTTGAACAGCTGCTAGAAATCGATCAAAACAAAGAGGGATCAAGCACAACAAAACAGGGGGGTTATAAAATAGTAGTAACAACTAAACATAGTCGAAAAGTTGATACTGAGTTGCTGCAAGAAATAGCAATGGAGTATGAGATTGATTACACAACGCTCCAACATCTTTTTAAATGGAAAGCAGATTTAAAAATGAAAGACTGGAAAGCGGCAAGCGAAGAGATAACAGATAGATTAAGCGGTGCTATCACTTCTAAGCCGAGCAAACCGGGGTTTAAAATAGAGTTAATTGAAGAGTAATAGAGAGTAACAAGCAGTAATTTACATAAACTAAACTAAAGGGTAATTAAACATGGCACTATTAAACGCTACATTGAATCAACAAGACCTACCACAAGCAGATAATTTCGATCCGCTTCCGGCTGGCTGGTATGATGCAGTCATTGAAGAAGCAGAAGTTAAGGACAACAACTCCGGCACTGGAAAATATATTAATATACGTTTTTCGGTGAATGGTCCCACTCACCAAGGACGAAAGCTTTTTACAATAATCAACTACATCCACCAAAACCCAAAAGCGCAAGAAATAGGATTAAAACAGATAAACGCATTAATTAGCGCGCTTGGCATTAATTCGCTAACTGACACTGATCAGTTGATAGGTGGTAATGTATCTATAAAAGTGACTGTTAAAAAAGATGAACAATATGGTGATGGGAATGAGGTTAAGGGTTATAAATCACTAGTGGATTCACCGTCTAAAACTTCAATGCCTATCGCCTCATCTATGCCGCAACAATCCGCAATGCCAGCACAGCAACAGCAAAACCAGCAGCAAAGACCACCGCAAAATAATAGTAGTGTACCAGCGTGGGCAACCCCTCAGCAACAAACACAACCCCAACAACAACCAACTGATTTCGATGATGATGTACCATTTTAGAGGTAAATTTTTTAAATACAGCCCTCTTTATTGGAGGGCTTAACAAAGCAAAGGGATTAAATCTAAATGGAAAATATATTCAAGATTGTCAAAAGGGATTCAGGTCACATTATAAGCCTGCATGAACTAAAAAAAGCTCATGAGTTCGCAGATAAAATGAAAGAAGATGAAGAAGTGTTATTAATTATTGAGCCTGACCACAAAGAGTTTGTAGAAATGGCTGTTAATCGTCGAGAATTACTGTGTGTAATAACAGGTATGACTATTTCAAAACATAATCACTTTTCTTACTTTGTTTCATCCGAATAAATGGAGTTATACAGCAAATGACAGAGCTAGAGCAACCTATCAATACAATTGTAGGCATGATTGATAAACATCATGAAGACAAACAAGAACCACCGCGCTATCACTTTGGTCTATCTCAATGCGGCCACGATTGTGATCGTTGGCTCTGGCTTTCATTCAGGTGGTCTGTTATAGAGCGATTTGAAGGTAGAATGTTAAGATTGTTTAGGCGTGGGCACAATGAAGAGCACACAATAGTTCATGACTTGCGCGCTATAGGGTTAGAAATAGAAAACGCTGGTGAATATAATCAGTATAGAGTTAATCTAGGCTCTCACGTTTCCGGCTCGCTAGACGGTATTATAAAAAGCGGCGTACCTGATGCTCCAAACAAAAAACACATATTAGAAGCCAAAACACACAACCTAAAATCGTTTCAGGATTTGATTAGAAAAGGTGTTGAAGAGTCAAAACCGATGCATTACGCGCAAATGCAAGTTTACATGGAATCATCTGGAATAGATCGCGCTCTATATGTTGCTGTATGTAAAAACGATGACAGAATGTACACCGAAAGAGTGAAGCTAAAAAAGAAAGAAGCCAAATTTTTTAAAGAAAAATACATAGGTAGAGCTAAAAGAATAGCAATGTCCGAGCGCATACCCGAGCCATTTAAAACCGATAGCACATGGTATCAGTGCAAAATGTGCGCTGCTCATGATTTTTGTTATGGCTCAAAAACAACAAAAGAGGTGAATTGTAGGACGTGCGCTAGAGCAACACCAAAAGAAGATAATACTTTTTTTTGTGAGCGCTGGCAAAGCACAATACCAAATAATCAGCAGTTAAAAGGCTGCCCTTCTCACGTTCTACACCCTGACCTTGTACCGTGGCAGCTAAAAGAAGGAAAAGATGAAAACACGGCTACCTATTTGATTGAAGGTAAAGAGGTATGCAATGGTGAAAACGGATTAAAGAGCAGCGAAATAATAGCTAATCCGAAAGCATGCGCGAAAGAAGATAGCTTCACTCAGGCTTTAAGAAGCGAATTTAACGCAACAATTACAGGCTAGGAAAAATGAGATTAAGGGATTACCAGCAAAAGGCAATTGATTTAACTAGTGAGTGGATCGGCTCGAACTTAGGTAATAATCTTTGTTTAAAAATGGCAACGGGTAGCGGTAAAAGTCACATAGTAGCTAATCTATGTAAACATTTGTTACAAGCGCAACCTGAGTTAAATATTTTAATGCTTACTCACCAAAAAGAGCTGATCGAGCAAAATTACGAAAAGCTAAGGCAGCATTGGCCAACCGCGCCGGTTGGAATTTATAGCGCTAGTGTTGGTCGTAAAGATATCGGTGACCAGATCACGTTTGCCGGTATCCAATCAATAAGAAGTAAATCCGATATATTAGGTCATATTGATTTTATTATAGTCGATGAGTGCCACATGATATCACATAAAGAAGAAGGATCTTATCGATCTTTAATTGATGAGCTGAAAGAGTTGAACCCGCTATTATCAATAATTGGGTTAACAGCTACACCCTACCGATTAGGGCACGGCTTGATAACTGAAGGGACCGCCCTTTTTGATGATATTATTGAACCAATAACAATAAAAGAATTGATAGATCAGGATTATTTAGCAAGATTAAAGAGCAAGCGAACCGGCCACAAACTTAATGTTGACAATGTTAAAAAGCGTGGCGGTGAATACATAGAGAGTATGCTGCAAGAAGCTGTGAACACGTATGAAAGCAATGTAGCCGTTGTTGAAGAGGTTATAAATAGAGCTGAAAGTAGAAAAGCATGGCTATTTTTCTGCACTGGGGTAGATCATGCTAGCGAGATGAAAGAATTGTTAATAGATCGTGGAATAGTGGCTGAAGTAATAACAGGTAAGACAAGTAAAAAAGAGCGGGAAAGAATACTTGAAGATTTTAAAGCCGGAAAGATCCAAGCGCTTACCAATGCCAACGTATTAACCACCGGTTTTGATTATCCTGATATCGATCTAATAGCGCTGGTTCGCCCTACTATGTCACCCGCCCTATATGTTCAAATGGTAGGCCGTGGAATGAGGCTAAAAAGCCATACTGATCACTGCTTGGTTTTAGATTTTGCTGGCAACATAACCCGCCATGGTCCTATAGTTAACGTTAGAGAACCCAAGAAAAACACAAAAAAGGAAAAGGGAGAAGCGCCAACTAAAGATTGTCCCGAATGCAACGAAATATTACACGCATCAGTTAAAAAGTGTACTTCGTGCGGTTTTGAATTTATCGGAGAGGAGAAGCGCTACTCTATAGATAATACAGCTTGCATAATGGGTGAAACTGACAGTTATTTGATGGTTACAACCAACTGGTTTTGGTCAACTCATGTTAGCAGGTCTAGCGGTAAAGAGATGATAAAAGTGTCTTATTATGGCGCAATGAATCAAAAGCCAATAACCGAATATTTTCCTGTCACCCATGGCGGCTACGCTGGAAAAATCGCAATTGATAAAATCAAGTTGATAGCATACAAAAGCGGTTTAGATAGTAGAGATGTAAACAACGCTAAAGACTTGACAGAACTCAGTAAGTTAATGAATACCGGTAACTCGCCAACTTATATTGACTACACAAAAGAGGGTAATTTTACAAAAGTAATTGATAGGGAGTGGAAAAAAGAAGATAAAGAAGAGCTTGAGGAAGAGCCAGAAAGAGAGGCGGTGTAAAAAAAGAGGGTAGCTATTGCTACCCTTCCCTTTTATTTTATCTAGTGCGTTTCGCTTCCGCTTCTCAAATACTTTAATGATAGCTCTTGGTGCTCTGATAGTATAGAAATTAATCTATGACTGCATTCTGTCAGTTTCTTATTTATCCTTTTTTCTTTCTCTAAAAGAGCCTCTAGCGCTTCTACTCTCTGCTCTAGTTGAAAGTGTCTTATATCCTTTACTTTGCTTTTAGCTTTAAATTCCATTATATAGCCCTCTTGTGTTTTGTTAAAAAGGGAGGCTTAATGCCTCCATCTATATGTCAATCTACACTAAATACTGAGACGAATGAATCATGCTCACAGACTCTTCTTTGCTTTCGTCTTCGCTAGCTGCGCTCATTGCTGATACTGCCATCACCCAAATAAATATAGCCTTTGCTGTTAACATCATAATTTTAACCCTCTACGTTTGATATATTTTGAAATAAAAATTAACTACTAAAACAATGTTAACACTATTTAACTAAAAGTAAACCAAAGCTAGATCACCCTTTATACAAAACAATAATTTTTTTTAAATTAATTACTTTTTTTCTATAAAAAAGTTTGCACTATTCGTGATGTTTATTATTATTAAATTAGTTGTTAGCAGTAACCAAAAACAAAGGAATCTAGAGGGTTACATTATGCATGAAATGACAATTATTGAACAACTTTGGACTTTGGCAATAGGTAGCTTTATCGTGTCTTTTTGCTTTAGTAAATTAGGGAAAATAACAGGGAGTGAAAAAAGATGTTAGATGGCATTAAAAGAGCTGGAATTATAGCTTTGTCTAAAATGGTGGGTATTGATGAAAATGGTGGTGAGCTATTCGCCGCTGAAGCGCCCTTTTTTGAATTTGCTCGCATGATTGAGCAAGGGCACAATAGTGACCATATACAAAATACGCTAGCAGCTAACCCCGCTTTTTATAGCGGACCAGCATTTGAAGCGGCTTATCAATGCTACAAGAAATACTCATAATATTTTTTAGCATTATATCAATATCATTTTTGATTGTTATGGCGTTAAAGCTTGAGCCTTGCCGCCAGTGCAATCTAAAAAAGGCGTTAAAAAAGCGTCGATCAAAAAGCAGTAAATCAAATCTTAAACGTAAATCTAGGAGAAAGAAAAAATGTCAACGCAAGCACAGCCAGCGTCAAAAGCGGAAGCGATAGCACAAGCGGGATTTAACGCATTCAATCAGCACCGTATCTTTTTTGGCTTTTCGTCAATGCTCATTCTGACAGCATGCAGCATATATTACAATTTTAGGCTTGGTCAATTAAACAGCAGCCCAAGCGACTTAACAAGAATAGTAATGCCGCTATCTTATTCATTTTTAGATATCGCTCTTCTAGCGCTGGCCATGGTTCTTTTTGCTAATCTGATAAAAAACGTGATCTTGTCAATACTAGGCTGGGCATGGTTTAGCTATCTGTTAACTCTGTCTCTTTTTGCCTGCTTGAGCTGCATACTTGCTTTAGATGCCCAAAAAACATCGAGTGGAGACGCTTTTAAAAGGGATCAGCTTACAATCTCACTAGCTAAAGCAAATGATAGCGTCGAAACTTGGAGTAACAACGTAAAAAATGCAGACAAATTCAAAAGCAAGCATCAGGGCAAGCTTGAAGAAGTTACAGAATATAGGGACGACTTGATAAAGCAGATAGCAAAGCTAGACGCCTCCACCCCTTCTAGCCAGGTTGTTTTTTCAGCTGGTCTAGCGTTCATGCCAAGATGGATGGATGAAGACCAATTCAGGTTATACGCTCGCCTAGCGTTTGGTTTTGCTATGATAATCACACCACTTCTATTAACCGCTGTACTTGTCAACATTCTGGCTCCACGAAAAGAAGAGGAGCTTGAAAGCCTGGGAAAGTAGAGGCCTCTAACAATGAGGCTGAAAACGAAACTAAAGAAGAAAGACTAAAGCAAGACTTTAAAAGCCCCACTTTTAAAGAAGAGACTATACCCGCTCACATAATGCAGTTTTTGAAGACTGAAGCGCCGACAGTCTCGGAAAAAGTCCCAAATAGGCCTATTCAGGACCAAGAACCGAAACCAAGACCAAGACCAGAACTAACAATAGTCCCTAAAAAGACTAATAAACCACCGGCCAAAGGAAAAGGCAGTACTCACAAACCGCGCAAGCTTGTTGAAAAGGCCATCTTAAGCGGTGCTGATATCAATTATGATAGTCTCCAAAAAAGCACTGGAGCGGGTCGAAGTACTGTTAGTTCTGTTATTAAGTCTCTGTCTGAGTCGGGACTGATTGAGAAAAATGGTAAAAAGTGGGAACTAAAAAGGGAGGTTAAGCAGGCATGAATGTGGATATACATACAATATTGATTATTTCGCTGTTTGGTCTTTTCTTTGTCCAGCATATCGAGCTTAATGATTTAAGGAAATGTTGTCAAAAATTAATCGAGAATAATGACTTGTTAGCTGATTATCTAGAGTCTAAAAGTAACCAAGGTAGGGGTAACAATGATGTTAACTAAACTAGAGCAATCATGTAAAAGAAACCCTTTTTTTACTGGGTTTATAGCTGGGTGTTTTTTCGTGCATTTTGGATTGCATCATATGACAGCCGACATAGCCGAAAACCTCTATGAAAAAGCAGTGGATTTCTTAGAGGATCTTTAACCTATTTACCGGCGGCCATAGCGCCGCCATAACGGGGTTTTCTTGTGAATAAGATAGCAATTGTTAAGCTTAAAAGCGGCGCTACTATGACCGCTATCACAGCCGAAAGTGACATTGTAAAGCATCTATTCAAAGTATGGTCGTGGGTTGGTGTGGATTGGATTGATTATGGGGGGATTAGATACTATGAAAAAGATGTCTGATGATGAGCTAAGAACAGCAAATTTTAATGATATTTTTGAGCGAAAAACAGAAGAGGGGAAAGAGGAAAAATTCTACTTTGTAGAGAGTAGGGAGCCTACGCCTTTTATTATACATAATCGTTCAAGGATGGGTGTTATCTATGACGTTATACGCTTCCCCATTCTGTTTATTTTTATTGGGTTTACTGTCGGGCTTGGTTTGTCGCTAGATATCATCAAAGCAAAAAAAACTTGAAAAAAAGCCGGCTCTAGGAGGGCACCGGCTATAAAAATGCGGCTGGTAGGGGTAGCCGCAAGGGAAGCAACTTTTATATATTACTAGCGAAAGCTGGTACGTTAAAACATGGGCACGCTTTAGAACTGTACTGATTGTGCCCGCTAATCTTTCGCCCCAATATCTTTTCACTAACTAAAAAATAGGTTAAAGTTACAATCTGTTTGCTTGTGTAGTTAAACTCCGCTTCACCTCGCTCATTAATACCACCTACCAAGCAAACACCTATACTATGCTTATTCCTGCCTTTACAGTGAGCGCCCACTAGATTAGTTGGCCTACCTGGTTCTATTTTGCCATTTCTTCTAATTACAAAATGATACCCAATGCCGGACCATCCACGGTTTAAATGCCATTCATTAATCTCTTTAACGCCAATATCCATACTTGGTTTTGTTGCGCTACAATGTACAATTACCTCATCGATAATTCTACCCATTGTTAATGGCCTCTATTTTATTTTCAACGCGCTCATACATCTCTTTAGTACCCGTCAACTTGCCAACCTTGTAAGTCAACTTCAAAAGCTCTTCATTCGCTTTTTCGTGTTTGGCTTCACACTGATCAAGCTTGTTAACAATTCTTTTGTTCTGCTTAACTTGCAGTTTATACAAATACACTATTGCAGCAGATAGCGAGCCGATAGCGCCAAAAAGCAATTCATATTCCATGGATGACACCAAGTCAATGATCATTGTTGAACCCCTTTACTAAGTTACCATATTTTTAATATGTTTTGTTTAAATTTAGTTCTGTCAATTACTTTTTAAGCAAAATCAAACACAGTATTGCTCGGCAATTTATATTGTTATTGTCGCAAACAGCATCTAATTTGATATCTGTTTTTTCATACCAATCTATGAAGATTGGTGGCGTCATAGACTCAAAACAAGAATTATTCGTGTCTATTTGCATGTCTAGCATTTCTAACCATGGCGCGCTTGGATTTAGTAAGTTGTATCTTGTTTTTATTCTAAAATCTGCCAGCGATCCAGCAATTCCTAAAGTTCTATTTACATCCATACAATAATAAAAAGGAAACGCTGTGTAACCTACTGGAACTGTATATTTTCCAGAATGGGAAACCCCTTTATCAGCTTTTATGACGTCTTGCAATGTGGATGACGTCTCTGCTGTTGCTGTTATGTCGCCCGCGTTGGTTTCATGTGATCCGCACTGAACGCCGATAAGCATATTAATTCTCAAATATGATTTAACAGTTTTCACCGCTGTTGCGCCGTTCAATATAACTGTTTCATTGATCTCTTTAAAATCGGAGTCGAGGCCAAAAATATTAACGGCTTGAAGACCAATACCCGACACTGAATCATTAGCGCTACTCGAAACAATATCCATTCTTTCAGCGCTTGAGAGAAAATGAAAGTTTGAATCTGAACCCCATAAATCACGCGTTTCACTATCTATATCTGGATGATGGCCCGACACTATGACCGTTTTAGCGTTAGGTATGGCGCCCATGGTTGCCAGTGTATTAAAATCAGGCATTACTGGACTTTTAAATAGCTCACTCATTTATTTAATTCCTATTTCTTCTAGCGAATCTCCCACGGCCAAGCCTTTTATCTGATTTTCTTTCCCCGGCTCTAGCCCTTGTATTTTTCCATTTAAATTTCCTAGGCATTACGCCTGTCGGGCAATTCCTCGTTATCTCTTCACCATCAAGCCGTAGGTAGTCATCAAAAATAAGTCTGCTTATCCTTTCGCCTGTTTGCCGTAGCTCTTCGAGATATAGAGTTTCCACCGGATCTAGTAAAACAACGCTATCACCTGGTTTAAGTAAAAAAGGATGTGGTATTGTGTCCATATCCGCATTTTTTACAGCTTGCGTTATCTCCGTTTCTATAAGTTCTATTTCACCGTCATCATTCAAACACTTTTCAATATATACCTTTTTCCCTTCCCTTATAGCGTTGTGCTTTGTTTTTGTCGGTCCGTTGTGCGCCCATGGTGGGTTTACTGAGTTATGAACAGCAATAACTTTACTATCAGAGTCCAGCCTTAAAAAACTAAACAGGGGTATCTGCCCATCTCCCAAATCGTATGGAGGTGAAGCGTTTATATATCGAATATCTGTATCTATACCAATAGTCTTAGAGCTACCAGTGAGATTACTTCTCTTTGTTTCTATGTACCTGTTTTTTGTTCCAAAATCAGAATCATTACCATATTTTGTTCCAGAATACTCGACAGATATAAAGTGATCTGATGTTAGCGACGATCCGCTACCAGAAAAAGTAAAACCTATTGTGTAATCCGGTTCGGTAAGTAAAAAATTATCTGACGCTGTTGTTGACGAGGGTACACTATTAGAGATATCCGCGTTATCTATAGCTGTATCAAGTTGAGATTGGTGAATAGCGCCTGATGCAATGTGTCTTTCTAGAATAGCGTTGTTATCTATACCTGTGCCGTCTTTCATAGACACATTATTATCACGTATTTTTGTCATCAATCCAGTGGTTATTGGGCTATCTGTATCTATCTCACTGTTAGCTATTGCACTATAAGCCATTTTAAAAGCTCCGTTATAAAATTAGGTATGGATCATCGCCGTTACTCATCTCAGGTGTGTTGTTCGAGATAAAGCCGTAATTGTTTCGGTTCGCTGTGCTTTCTGATGCGTAAGCGTTTAGAGTGTCTGGACCTATAACCGCGTACCTATCGCCAACCTCTTGACCGGTTTTGACAAGTTTGTAAAAGTAGCGGTTATTTTGTTTTTGGGCTTTTTCTATTACCCGCATAATAGTCGGCGCGTTGCTACCATCAGAACCTTGAATCAATGAGCTATTAACTGTTATAGCATCACCAATATCTACGCCGCTATCTTTAGCATCTACATAACAACTAAATTCTAGCGGTTCTTTATTCTGAGCAAGTAACCTGCCCGTTACTTTTGAAGCTGTACCGCTCCCGGTATCTGGTATGCTGTCAGCATAAAGTTTTTTAACGCGCTCTTCGCCCAAATCCGTTTCAACAGTGGTATCTATATTAATATAAACGGAATCAAAGTTTTCAGCGCTGTTACCTTCGGTCTGGTTGATCTTTCCGTAAAAGTACCATACTGCGCTTAATACTTTCTTTTGGTCGCGCTTAATTCTTACCTGTGCATCCAATATATGCTCATCGTCGTTCCATTCTGTAATAGCCGATAATGTAGGGCCGAGCGCTTTCAACTTGATCTCTTGCGCTGCATCATCCCACCATAGCGAAATATAAGAATCTTTGCAAAGTTTATCTATAACCTCATCTAAGCTGGTCGGCTCGGTTATCCATAACTCAACAGATTCCGAATTTAGATAATTCGTTTTTTCCGTGTTCCAGTCCGTATCTGGCAAATAGCTTGCATGGTCTATATCGCTAAAATCTTCGATTATATCCCTGATAACATCAACAACATTGCCAGTATTTTGATAGATATTTCTAACCGGCGTTCCTGCATCATGCGCCGCGCCCTCCGTCCCGCCTTGACCCCTTGCCGCTGTTACAATATTCGTCGAATCAACAACGGATGAATAGCTGATTATCTCATCTTCTATCAGTGCATAACCGCCGCCAGAATCAAAGCCCGTTGTATCTGCTATATCAGTGGAAACAGTTTCGGTTGCGGTCATATTTGAAGCCAAAACACCCGCCGTAGCGGTAGGTACTTGAGCCTCCTTTAACCGGCTTAATACGTCAGCTGCTTGGATTGTAACGTTACCATTTTGGTCTGGGCCATCAATTCTCTTTAGAAAATACGTTCTTTTCTGGAAATTGGAGATATTGAAAGTCTCGCCAAGCTCATAGAAGCCAACATAAATATCAATAACCCTGTTTAAATAATAAATATTACTTGCTATCAATCGACCAAAAAAAGTACCTTGATCCCCATAGCTAAAATCTTTTGCTTTTATTGTTACTTCGCCGAGATAGCCTAATCCGCCATCTTCTGAAGCTCTTGAAGGTATCCAGTTTATAGAGTTAACGCATGGAAAATATCCCTCTGTACTCGGAATATCTCCAAGTGTTATAGTCTCGTAACTAACGCCACTTATAGAGGTATCAAGATTCAGCCGCACAAGGAAGGTTTCTTGCCTGCTTAAGCTGTCTAATCCATCCTGGTATGTCACTCTGCAAACCCCTGAAGATTCATTATAGCGTCTAAATAGGCGTAATTTGCCACGTTTTTAGAGTAAGCCGGTTGAGGTAGCTTCTTATCTGGCCAACAGTAGAACGCCTCTTTAGTTCCGGCCTTGTCCCATTTTAAATACACTGGATAAGTTTTTAAAACATCAATTAAATCACTCCAGTTAGAATAAAACGAACTAGAGTAATAGGGTAGCCTTAATTTTACTTTCTTTATTCCAGGCTTAACCGTGATTCCAGCTAGATTCTGTCCTCTAGTAATATTCGGTATGATCTCGTCATTATTGGCATAAAGTGGAGATATAAACCCGCCTTTCTGGTCTCGCTCAAGCGTTAGCGGTACACCTAAAGCCAAATCAGTTATATAACACTCTGCATTATGCCCGCTTATTTGAATATTCCAATACCTAGCACTTGCTTGAGATGGGTCTATATGAAAATAGATTTTATCATCTGTTGGGTTAGCCGTGTGAACTGTGCTATATGAAATATTGTCAGACGAAGATCTAACCGTTATTGTTGCGCTCGTGCTACCAGCGTTATTTCTTGCAAAGCAAACGCTTTTAACTGTTTTTGAGGCTCCACAATCAAAAGTTAAATTCCTGGTTGCGCCTGTTGCAAATCTAGCGCTAGAGCTTGTTCTACCGTCGATAATTTTGCTTGCAGCGGAACCTATGGATTCATCAGTTAAGACCGTAGCGCCGCGCAAGATATTTTCGTACTGTATAGCACCCATTATATAATAATCCTCACATTAGCATCACGCTCTTCATTGATCTGGTCTACTATGCTTCTAACCTGGTTTTTCGTTAAAAATGCCTCATCATCGATACCTTCAACATTTATAAATACTGTTTTATTAACGGCTTCCTCTTCGTTTGCGGCTTCCAGAATTGCGCTATTATCCTCGGGTATCGCAGCTCCACCGCCGCCACCCGAAACAGTGCCGCCCTCACTTCCTGAGCGAATGTTATTTACCGCCTGTATCCCTGCCGCCAAATGACTAGCTGCATAAATGGCCGCTATAGGCATAGGGTAGGCCGCTAAAGATTGAGATACACCCAACCACGTATTGGTGATAGCCTCAGCTATGGCGAAACCCTTACTCTGTTGACTCATAACTCCAAAAAATGAAGCGGTAGCCCCTAGCAAGTCTCTCTGATGCTTGATTTTCTTTGCTTTTTCCTCTTTGTCTTTCTGGGATCTAATCTTGTTTAGTGCCTTCATGTGCTTATCTTCTAATTTCTGCTCAAGCATCATAAATTGCTCTTTAGATAAAAGCTCCTTACTCTTCATATCCATGATTACATTTAGCTCATTTTGCGCGGCCTCCTGTATCAGTATTTCTTTTGTTTTTAGGCTCTCCTCTATGCGGCTAAACTCTTCTTCTAGAGCTTCTGGAGTCATACCTAGAATTGGTGACGGCATAGTGCCTGGATCCACCTCACCTCCGCCAATATCTATGGTCATTTCATTTTGGAGGCGTATAGCCTCTTCCATTTCCATCTTTAGCTTTTGAATCTTGGCAATCAATACAGCTGCACCGCTGTTTCTACCGTCTCCGCTAGCATTATCTAGCTTGTCTTTTAAAGTTTCTATCTGGCTAGATAGTTCTTCAACTGTTGGTCTGGCTAGCAGGGTAGTATTGATAAATTCAGTCATCCATTTTACAGAATCTTTAACAGCTTGAGCCAATCCGGTTTCTTCTGCAAATTTTACCGCCAAGTTATCAACCGCGCCGCCAAAAGTGGAGAAAACACCCGCTAATGTATCTGCTTGCTTCTCTATAGCACCGGCAAATTGAACATTACCGATATCAAGCAGGTAATCTTGTATAGCGCTAGCGCTCTTTTGTACTTCCGTGGTCATACCCTGGAATGTAAACTTAACCCTATCACCTTCTGAGCTTGATTTAATACCAAACTCCTTTAGCCGCTCAAACTCACCCACAACCGCATCCGCTACGGCTTCAGTAAACTGCATCAAAGGCTTTCCAAGTGCGCTAGCAGTATTACCCATGCTTCTAAGCGCTTCTGTTGATGGATCAAGGCCTAAGCTCTTCATTCTGATAGCGGCTTCTGTTATTTCTTGAATAGTAAATGGTGTTTGACTTGCGAAATCGTTTATTTTTCTAAATTGCAAGGCGGCTGCCTCTTGAGACCCGAAAACAGTCTCTAAAGACGCCTTTAATGTTTCAAATTCTGCCGAAATACTTATTATTTTATCTGTGATATTGGCAGCGGCTAGAGCTGTACCAATGGCCGCCACTGCTTTAGTTGCCCCTTTAGCGAATTTCTTAAAATCAGAGTCCAGGTTTTTAGTCTCTTTTTCAACTCGCTTTAACTCACTAATAAGTTTTGATGAGTTACCGCCAATTTCTACAACTAAATTCGCTATGGTAGCCACTTTTAATCCTCTTTATTTGGTACACCAAACATAGATTTAACTTTATCTGTTAGGTTTTCGACCTTGCTCTGCTTCTCCCATGGTGGGGAAAATTTAGAGGCCGTAACAGCATTGGCTCTTGTTGTGTTTAAATTAACAAGCAAAGCCATTATTGATTTGCACCAATAATCTACCCTTGTTCTTAAAAATGGCTCAACTTTCTCATAAGCCATTGCTTCGGATATATCGTGGCTTGTCATGATCTTTTTAAGTAGTGGTACCGGCAAGCCCACCTCTAAGGAGTATCGGTGTAAAAACCTTAAAAATGGCCTGCCTCTTACTTTCCCTCTAGCTCATCCATGTCTTGCTGGCTAATAGAGTTTAAGTTCTGGCACTCGGCAAATAGTCTATCAAGAACAATGGCGCTCTTGCTGCCAAGGGCTTTCACCTGGTTATCACTCTTAAACATGCGTTGGCCATCAGGACCATAAACGCAAGCGGCTATCAATTTGGCTCTAGCGTTGCTTAAATCCCTTTCATATTCGCCGTTATCCATTTTTCTAAAAACGCTCTCTTCATAAGCGTCCCTAGATTCCCCGGTCATTGATCGGATTTCTACAAAACCGCCCCATTCAGGTATATCTATTTTTTTAGTTTTAATATCATTCGTATTCAAAATATCGTTAATACTTAGCTGCTTTTCCATTAAATTTCCCCTACCTAATGTTTAAAAAGCCAATATTAAGCCCAAGTCACCGCGCCGCTAATTCGCAAGCTAACATTTAAAGGCACCTTATCATCAACGCCAACATCAATACCAAAAGTTTTAACGTAAGCAGCAAAAGAGATAACTGTGTTTGAAGTATCAGTTAATGCTAACTCAAAATTTCTTAGGGTTCGATTGTCTCGATCTGTTCTAAGCCCGCTTTGCATGGTGTCACCAGTATCGAGGTTCAGAGTAACCGTTACTTCACCTTCATCTTTGAGGCCTAGCAAATACTCCTTACCCGTTGAGCTTAAATCTGTTATATCAATCTCAGTACTTGAGCCGTTACCTACTCCAGAGATTGAAACTACTCGACCGATAGCGGTAAAAAATTCAGTTGGATCACCACCATCACCGCGCTTAAGTGTTGTTCCTTGCGATTCAATAGCCGCCATTTTATCACCTCTTCATTTTGCTAAGTTTTAAATTAACTGATTTTTTAACCTGTTTCGATAAGTCAGAGCGAACCTTCCTAAAAATTGCCGCTTGTGCTGCTCGTGTGCCGTGTGGGTGTAAAGTCTTTTCAAGCTCTACTATCGGCTGTCTCAATATGGGCTGGCCTTTTCTCTCTCCACGGCTTGAGTTTTTACCAGCATAAAAGCCTTTTGTGGGCTTTCGTTTTGCGCCTTGGCGCTTCCATCGGCTAAATTTACCGCTATCGGGCATGGTAGCCAAAAAGCTGCCCTGCTCTTTGTTCTTGCGTATCTTCGTTTTACTAAAGCCCTTACTGTACTTGATCGGCTTTTCGGTTCTTACAAATATTCTAACGTTTGGCTGCTTGCGCGTTGCTCTTGATTTTTTTGTTGCGCCTCTAATTCTCGTCCTGGCTGCTTTCGGACTGATGCCGGTTACATTTCTTAGCGCCTTTCTACCTGCGTTCCTAGCGTCTCTACCGACTCTATTAAGAGCTTGAATTAATGCCGGTTGAGCTATTTTAACCGGAACAGATTCAAGTATTTTCTGAACCTCTTCAAAGTTGCCGTTAATGGAAATTTCCATATCATGACTCTTTGGTTGTTAATGAATGAGTATACCCTATTTTAAATGACATAGTGCAGACCGCGTTTTTTATTTCGGCGTCTCCGCTCAACTCTGGCTCACTGTCATCTATCCATCGTAATGATTCAACATAACCTAAACCTAGTCGATTTGATGCCATCATAGCCGCGTAGACTTCGGCACGAACTTGATTTAATTCAGTAGTAAAGCTTTCACTCTTTACATAAACAACTATTTTAACATCTAAATTACTTTCAACGTTAGCAATGGTTGAGGGGTTTGGCTCCCTCTCGTCTTTGCCTTGCTCAACAGAAATAAAAGGCAAGGTCTCAACTGGGTAAACCCTGTCGCGCTCTATATTGTCGCCAGTTGACGCTAAACCGGTTAATGTCGTCTTGATAGCTTCAAGAATGCTTTCTACTCTGTGCATTAGTCGCTTATTAGCTCCAGCATTGACTGACTTACACCTGTGCCGTCAGGCTCACTATTAATAAATCTATACAAAGTTTTACCAAGCTCTAGAATATCGCCTCTTTTGACGTTCTCTAGCTCTTTGCTTTGACATATTAAAACCGGCTTATAACCGCTTATATCATTTGTTTCAATGTATTCTTTCTCTATTATACCATGGATGATTTCACCGCTACGCTGAACAATAATATGGTCGGCGTGCTCTTCAGTATTGAAAAATGCGGTGAAATCCTCTTCAAACATGGTATTAAATCGCTCTTATCTATTAAGCGGTGATAGTTGCGCCTGAAACATTTAATAAAATGTCAATTTCAGTTACACCATTTCCAGCTGCTTCCATAGCAATACCACAATTAACAAGGTCGCCGCTGGCCGCTGTCGCCGCTGCATCTTCAACGCCAGTAGCGCTAGCATCCCACTGGACGCGCTCACCAGCTGCTATAACGGCCGCCGATACTTTAGGAAGTGTAAAAACTCCTGACACCTGGGCTTGACCAACCGCACCATTGGCAACATCAGCAAGACAAACACCAAGCAAGCCGCCAATCACAACAACATCACCAGAGCTATAAGCGGCACCCGCTGTAAACTCGACAATATTACCTTCTTGAACATAGTTAGTAGCCATTGTTAATGACCTCCATATATAAATTAAATTTGGTTTAGGTGGGAATGACCGCTTTTTGTTTCACGGCCAAACCCTTAAAAAATACTACTAATTAAGCGCCTGCATTCTTCGCCATGGTTCTAAAGTCTAGCGCTTTGACTCCTGCGTCAATACGAACCTTGAAGCTTGAGCCGTCTACACTCCAACCGTCTTTTTGCTCAAGATATGGAGCCTCAACGCCATCCAAGTATGCAACTTCGACAGTATCAAATTGAGCAGGGTTAGCAACCAGGTAGTAGGCTGTCGCACCATCCGCATCAAGCCGAGCATCAGAAATAACTGAAGCAATATTGCGAACGCTGTTCGGATATTTACTGTTGTTTTGTCCTGATGCAATTCTTGTTTCAGACTCCATCACAGCTATGGCAGTACCGCGAAGCGCTTCAGGAACTAACAAGAATGAAGGGGTAATACCGAGCGCTGAAACATTAGCAACACTTCCCGCGCTCGCGTCTTTATCCTTCTGAACCGCCATTAACTTTCTGAGCTCGTCAATAGTTCCGGTTGCAAGCGCTCCAGCAGCACCAAGGTTGGCATGGTCAGCATGAAAAAGCGCTGTACCATCAGCCATAGCCGCATTAGCAGTTAAAACAGCATAAGCCAAGTTACCGATAGTTCGGCGCGCCGCTCGACCCATCATCATTGGCACTTTAGTAAATGCTCCAAGGTCGTCGTTAATAATTGTTTGTCGAGTAAGAGAAATAAGCTTACCGTAAGTCGCAAGCTGGATTGTCTCGCCTCGATCGCCGACAGTGCCATACTTATACTCACCACCATCTGAAACCGCTGGAAGTGAAGAGATACTATTGATACCCGCTCGCGTAGCCTCTCTGAAATCCGTCAAGATCCCTTTTGAAGTCCACTGCTGGAAAGTTTCCGGCGCTTCATCCCAGCCCTTAAGCATTGTTTTGTTAATAACATCCTTTAAGATGTTTGGAAAATCGCTGCTCGTGTGAGTCATTGCTGAACCAACAAGCTCCATCTTGTGCATGTTGCGAGTGTTAACACCTGATTTTTCCAAGCAATAACGCGCCATTTCTTGAAGAGAGTAACCGCGAAACTCGTTTGATTGATCGTCTTTCTTCAAACCTGAACGACCAAGCATGGCAGCCGTAAAACCTGCCTTGATTTTATCGCGCTCATCTTCGAGAACCTGAACAGAAAAACCCATAGGCTCAGATGGTTTCTCGCTTAATGCCTTAAGTAACTTTTGTTGAGCTTGAGATTCTGAACACTCCATATTATCCAAGCATTCACGTTCAAGGCTTCCAAAATCAGAAAAGTCTTTGAAAACGGCTTTTACAGATTCACGTCTCTTGCCTTCAGCTTTTAAAGCGGCCTGAGCTGCTTCTTTTGCTTTAGCTTCAACGTCAACGGATACCGCCGCGCCTTGTGGTTCAACTTTGCCGGTTTTTTCCGGCGCTTTGGCTTTATCAACCATGGTTTGCACCTCTTCAGTTTTGCCGGTATCCGGCGTGGGTTTATGTAAAACGTTTAATAAACTTTTGGGGGTATTCTTTAAACTTGAAAAATCACTTGTTAGGTTTTTAGCGCAAGCGGCTAGGTCAATTTCCTCTGTAATCTCATCAATAAAGCCTAGTTCTTTGGCTTCGCTGGCAGTAAACCAGCTTTCTTCACTCATAAGATAAGCTATTTGATCTCTGTCAATGCCGGTTTTTCTCTCATAAACATTGATTAAAGTTTCTTTTGCCTTGTCTAGCCTATCCGCTGTCTTTCTCAGCTCTTCGGCGTTACCTTCGCCCCAAGTCCAAGGATCATGAATCATATATAGCGCGTTTTCAGCCATTTGCACATTATCACCAGCTAAAGCGATAATAGAGGCCATTGAAGCGGCTAAACCTTCAATAAATACATTGATTTTAGCTGAATGGTTCTTCAGAGCGTTGTAGATGGCATGCCCACCATAAACTGAACCACCTTCACTATTAATATGTACGTCAATTTCGTTGACATCCAAATCATTAATGGATTCAATCAAAGCTTTGGGATTTATGTCGTCCCACACTGAATTACCTATAAAACCATACAACCATACTTCAGGGTTTTTATTGGCTTGCGCTTTAATCTCATAAAAGGTATTAATCATCGCTCTGTACCTCTTCGGCTTTTTGCTCTTGCTGCTCTACCGGTTGCGGTTGCTGTATCTCGTTTTCTGCGTTACTCGTTAAAACAAGTCCTAGCTCTTTTTCACGCTTTCTTTCTCTAGCTAGCTGCTGTTCAACTTCAAGCGGGTTTTCATTTCTTGAGCGTATAATAGCGCTTCGAGTGTTATACCCTGCTTTATTGTTTCGCTCGTTAGCCTTGCTCTCTTTGTCTGGATCGATCCAAGGCATTGCGGGCCCTTGGTAGTGCGCTCTATAAAGCGTTTTTTCATCCACTTCAACCGGTACTTTTATTTTACCAGATAAAATAGCCATCCTTAAGAATCGTCTATAAATCGGTGCCTTGAATATCTTTGCAAACTGCTGTTGTAGTGTCGCGTAGTGCTCCCACTGTTCAACTAACTCCTGACGCTGTGAAGAATAAGAGCCTTTGTAGTCTTTCGAGATGCTCGAATAGCCGGTTCTAGTACCGCTAGCTACCGCCTTAACCATGGCGTTTCTGAATGGCTCTAAGAGTGTGGATGGTCTGTTACTTTGAATGCTTCCAACTTCCTCACCTTCTCTCAACCTATCAAAAACCATTCCAGGCTTAATCTTGAATGACCGCTCTTCATCTGCTGTATCAGTATCTTCAGGAATAAAAGAGTCTGGGTTACCTTTTTTAATGTAAAAGGCCGCCGCCGCTGATATTCGCGCCGCTATCCTTTCGCTTTCCTCATAATCCTTCAAATCCTCTAACCGAGTAATTACCGCATGAAGTAGACTAATTCCGCGTGTTTGGCCGATCCTTTTTACCATCTTTAGGTGAATAAGGTTGTCACCCTTAATTGGCTTTAAATCCTCTATCGCTGGTAATCTATAGCTGTAATCGTTTGGGTGTCCACGATAAACCCAATACTTAATAGGTCTACCCCATGCATTTTTCTCTATGCCCTGAAAAAGGCGTATTGAGCTATTTTCATAGTTTACCGGCACAAGGTCCGGTTCCATTATTTCGATGTGAAAAGGAATACCGGCCGTTCTACTTAGACCTGGCTTGTCTCCCTCTATCATCTGGGTAAACATCTCGCCATCTCTAAGCCATGTTCTGACCGCCAACTGTTCCACTAGTGAGCCGCTATATTCTCCCTTTACTTCTGGGTTTTCCCACCAGTCACAAAAAAGGTCATTGATCTGTCTGTTTATATCGTCGTTTAGGTCGCCGTTTTTATTCATAACCATGGGTTCAACCATGATTCCGCGTGGCCCAACGGTTCGGGCAACTAAAGTGTCTAGGGCACCCGTAACTATATCGTAATTTTCATCTAAAAAACGCGCTTGTGATCGTAAGGATTCAACCGATTCATTAGCAACAAGATCTGGCCCTCTAGCCTCACCCCTCATCACTCTATTTCGTCGTGGTTTTGCCGCTTCATAAGCGCCTAACATTTGTCGCGCTCTTGCTCTACTTAGCGCCCACGATGGGTTTACCCGCTCCAAAAGGCTTTCGGCTTGCTCTATAATGTTATTAATTCTCTCAAACATTCAAAAACCTGTTAGCAAAATGTACTTACTGAGTAGCTGGAGTTTCCGCCGCGTGATCGTATTTCAAGATTAGAAAGCCTTTGCTCCCAATCGTTTCTAGCTTGTCGGACTTCTGACAGATTAGCCCGCGTTAATGATCGCCCAGCTATAGAATAAGATTGGCCGGTTAAAATGGCTTTTTCAGCTTTCAAATACAGAGCAATCATTTCCTGAATTTGTGCCTTCGTCATATCCAATCACCATCACCGCTATCTATAATACTGGAATCTCTACTCCCTCTCCCTAACTTACCATTTTTCTTTTTATTTTTCTTGATTTTTTCTAACTTTTCACTTTTTAATACGCTTTTTTCTTCATCTTCTTCAATCACAACCGGTTTATCCAAGTTTGGCAGCTCTTTTGCGGGTAATTTTACTCCGAAGTGTTGGGTTAAGGCGCGAACCGCAGCAAGGTTATATACCGCCAAATCAAAAGGTTCATTACGCCTACCGCCAGCATCCCAAACATACACCCTCTTACCTTTCCTAACCTCTACTTTTCTGCGCTCATTTGTTAAATGTTTAAAATAGGTTTCATCAAAATGCTCATTTACTGGAAAATGAATATAACCCTCACCAACTTTATAGTTATTTAGACGGTCCGATATTAGTTCTTTTGCCGTATCAGTTCCAATCATGGCAAGATAAACGCCTTTATCATTCCGCTTCCTAGGCCACATTACCACCGGTTTGCCCGCCATATTATGGCCTTTTATGGGTACATACTTTCTAACACCTTTCCTTTTGGAGAATTGATATACTTCATCGGTATAGTGCCCACCCGAATCTATAAAACAGATTTTAGCCTCCATTTCCACGCCGCTTGGAGTTTTAAAGGTGCGATCAATTCGACGTTTTAAAACATTCCATATATTATGTTTTGAAAGATCGCCGTAAATCCTCTCGTAGTTTATGACGTAGCTTTCCTCACCGCCAAGCCATAGAACATGTTGAAGCTCAAAGCGATCATCCTGGGTATCAACCGCGCAAGTTATAACGCCGCTTTCAACTGGTACCGGTGCTACATAATGCTCTCTGCGAGCATACAAAATATCAGGCTCTATTTTCTGCCCCTGGTCCTCCTCCCACGTTTCACCTAAAGTGGTATTAACGAATGTTTTTAATTTGCTGGTATCGCCCTTGCACTTTAGAAAATCCGATACTATTTTGCTCCAGGTTGAGAATAGGCTGTATGCGCTCCAAATATGAAAGGTTATGCTTTCTGGCGCGTCTTGCCGTTCGCCTTCTTTGTTGTAGTAGCTTATTCCGTCTTTTGTATAGAGTCCGGTTTTTTCGCATCGCCACACACCACCCTCTTGCATGCCTTCAAGTTGATTATTTCTAATGATTGAACCGCAATGCTCACACACATAAAACGCGCTCTTTGGATCGTCTTCATCCCACTTTAAACCAAACTCACAATCTGGACCACCCCATTTTAAAACCTGCTCTTGTGTGCATTCAGGACAGGGCAGATTGAACTTCATTAAATGCGCCGACTCTTCAGAAGCCTTTGTAATCTGGCATGATCCCGCCACTTTTGGAGTTGAGCCGCGTATTGATTTTGGAAAGGCCGAGCCTTCCAGCCTCTTATCACCCAAAAATGTTGGGCTTCCCTCTTTTTCTATATCGTCATCAAATCCGGCTAGTTCATCGTAGTAAACACAATCAGCTGATTTTTCGCGGTAGTTTTTAGCGCTCTTTCCGCCGTAAACCCACAATTGTTTCCCGTTGCTAAATCTTTTTGTGTCAAGCGTTGAATCTCTATGCTTTTTACCTATCCAGGGTGATAGTTTTTTAATGACCGGTACATCTCTAATCATTGTCTCTATATGCGACTTCATAAAATTAGAGGCTTGAGCATCAACCGGTTGGTATAATATTTGGTTTCTTGATTTGTGTTGAAGAAAATAGCCGATAGCAGCCCGTATCATTTGAGTGTATCCAACACGCGCACTTTTAATAAAATTTACTTGCTCTATATCAGGATGACCGATAGCATTCATTATACCAACTTGAAAGGGTAGCGTTTCCCAACGCCCTTCAATATAGCTGGATTCACTTGATAAATAAAAATTATCGTCTGCCCACTCACTAAGTGTTTGCGGTACTGGACGAACAAATACACGTAAGCCATCTATAACAGCTTTTTTAATCTGCCGTGTGCGTCTCTTGTCTATCGTTGTAGTCATCAATAACCCTTTCAACAACTTCACTCATATCAGAAATATTATTCATTGCTTTCACAATATGCCACTTAACAGCTTCTATCATTTGACTTTCTAATTCGGGGTAACGCCGTTTCATTTTTTGTGGGATAGTATCTAGGTAACCGGCTATTTCTCCGCTTAGCTCTGATAGTATCACTGTGATTAATTCGATGGGTACAAGCTTACCTTCAGATACAGCGTTTTTAATTTCTAGCTGTTTTGCTCTGGCTTTTGTCAGCCTTAATTCTTGATAAGATCTCGAATCTTCTTCAGCAAATTGAGCAGCGAATTTTTCCTCGATTTTCTGTTTTTCGTGCTCAATTCTGTTATCGAGAATATCCCGCATCGTGTAGTATTTTTTGCGGTTTATTTTATCTCGGTGCGGTATCAGCCATTCATTAAAACTTTTAACCGTTATTTCTAAACTACTAGCTGTTTGTTGCTGAGTCATCCAGCCTTTACGAACGGCCATGTCCAATTCTTTCTGCCAAGCTGGTTCTTTGCTTGAGCTGGTCACTTTTTCACCTCCCTAGAAAATCCTCATATGTAGTCAAAAACTGCGCGCATTCTTACC